TTTGTTAATTTAGACGAAAAGCCCCTTGCAAGAGTTCTGGCCCCTTTCGGTTGTCGTAGCCAGTACGCGGCTGTGCACTCGGACTTTCATCTAACCGGCATCCATCGGCCTGCAAGAATCTGCCCTGTAGCCACACTTTTACTTTTCGTCATATCTTATTTCTTTTCTGTTTAATTAATTAGAGGCTGCTATGATGTGTGTTGTGGAAGGAAGTTCTTATAGATTTTTTCACTATAAGATTATGATGCGGAAAACTCGGCATCATCCATGTTGCACAGCAGCCCCAATTTAAATTAGAGGCTACTGATTTATGTGGAAGGAGGCAATTTGCTGGGTCTCCTTAACAGAAAGGACTCAACACTATCAGTAACCTCATAACTTTATAATATCTTGAGAAACTCAAGTATTCTATAAATTCGTGATTCACGGCAATAATTTAACCATGCAGACAATATAACTTCTGCCTTAATTATATTTTCACCACGCACTCTACTTTCTTGGGCTTTAGAATATCCACAATAACCACACCAACAATTTCTTGAATGGTTATCTTTGAACATATCTATTCTTGTATCATAAATAATATTATTACTCATAACTCATCCTCTTTCTTCATCATGTTATAAACAAATGATTCTGACTCAAATTTAGACAGATTTTTATATAAACTATCTAACTCTTTCTTAACATAGTCCCATGACTTGAATGTATTTCCAACTTCAATCTCTTTGATTCCAGAAGCATCACCCATATGAGCACAGTCAAATCCAATAAAGAAATAGTCTTTGTCCCATTCTTTCATATGACCAGTAAATGTAATACCACCATGTGCATAAATATCGAGTACTTCTAAAGTATGGGCCTTTTCCATAGATGTAACATGTCCACCAAAGTTACTTATCTTCCTATACAACGGGTTAGACTTAGGAATACCAACATAACCACAATAATGTAAATGAAGAAGATCATCAGACTCCTCATCAGTATTAAATGTAACACGACTGAGCTTTAAGATATAAATACTACTAAGCCCATTCACTTCAACCCACAACCTATCACCATACTTACCTGATTCATTGCGGGCTTCACTAATAAATTGTTTAACATGTTTTGTCACGATACACCTCCTTCTGTCCTATTCATAATTAAATCACGACAGTTTAAACACAAACCATCATCTGGTCTTGGGACTTCATCAACTTCGACTTCATAGTCACAGTTTCTACAACCCCACCAACCGTTGCCGGAAAGTACTTCTGACATAGCTTCGACAATAGACTTCATAACTATTTTAATGTCACCATCATTCTTAGCATGAATAGGTTCGCTACCATCAATCGGTACAACATCATACCCTGAACGCTTTGCTACTCGTACTCCAGTGTCATTCAAGTCAATCTTTTCCCAAGCACTTTTTGATCCAAACCTGATTAAATATGTTTTCATGATGTCATCCTTCCAAAGGCGTTAATGGTTAAAAAGATTTTGTGGAAGCATACCTGCCGGATTACTTTCTTCCCGTCCACAATAATCAATGCATTGATTACAGAGGAACAGGGGCAGGATTTTCTGCTGTCTTCAAACAGCTACCTGCTTTATAGTAGATATTCCACTTTCTCTACTCCTTCAGTATACATCTTTCCAGTATCCCAAAGAATATTTAAGGTTAATGCCCAAGTTTCACTTAAATCTCGAACATATACGTTTAAATAAAGAACAATAAGTAGACCAATAGTAATTGAATGGGTGTTGAGGGGGACGCTATCACCTGCCCCCCGTCCACAACACATCAATTATCTTTGGTTTTTAAGAGCCCAAGCTACCTGAGACCACTTCCTGGCATTGAATCCTTCCTTATTCTGCCTACATAGAGTAGCCTGGAGGTTAGCTCGTATAGATTTAGACTTGCCAATGCGTCTACGCTCTGCTAGAGACTTATCTTCCATCTCAATGATAGCCTCTGCTAGGAACTCATCAGGTTCTGCGTCCATGACAGCCTGTGTGGCATCATCAACATTTGAAGCATTATACTCTGCCATTATTTGGTCAGCAGTGCCTTGGGATAGAACTCCTGATGCTACTAGTGCTTTGATTAATTTAATCATTTCTGACTCCTTTTATTTATTGTTAAGTATATATTATATATTAAAATGTAAAATAACGTAAATCCTATTTACGATAATCCACTTTAAGTGGATACCTATGATAATAAGGAAGCACATCAAAATCGTATAGTTTTTTTAGAAATGACTTGGGCAAATAGTGCTTTGATATGGGTTGACTTGTGTTTTAAATTCAAGGGTGGTAGGGAGGGAAAAGATAAGTAATAAGGTGTATAATAATCACCGCATAAAATGGAGTGAATATATGGGTAATCGTCGCAAAATGGTAATAAAGGTAATAGAGGTGCCGTTGGATTATTGGACGTCTTCGCATGCTGTAAAATGGGTAGTTTTTTATTGATACCGAATCAATTATAGAGTATGTTCATACATGGCGAAAGAAATAAAAGAACTATCCAGTTTTTCGAGAGAGGATCAGGAGCGTATATTGAGTGCGTTGACCGATCAGGATTATATTCCGATTGAAATTGATGGGAATGTATATATGATACCAGGAGAGGTAAATGATTTAATTGATAATTTAGTATTGCAGTTATACGATTTAAGAGAATTATTTCATAAAGGAAAAAAGGAAGTTGGAAAAGAAGGTTATAAAGGGTAGACCATATTATGTTTACGGTGATATTGATGAATTTAGGGAGAGTAATCCTAATATTGTTGTAAAGCCTGATTGGAGAAAAGCTAATGAAGGTGATTGGGTTGTTGCAGATGATGGTGGAGTTGTTCAGTTGCTTAAGGTTGCGAAGAAGGTTGATCATCCTGGAGATAGAAAGAATTACAAATATGCTGATGGATGGGTAAGGACGGTTGTCGGTAGTTTTCTTAATAGAAAAAACATTAAAATGGATACTGATTTTTCAGAGCATCCGAATAGGTACACATTCAGTAAGAAGAAGAAGAATAATTCGCAGAGAATGAATGAGAGGAAGAACCCCACAAGAAAAGAAAGAGAATTTGCCACCAATGTAGTGGTAGGGATGGGAGCAGTTGATGCTTACAAAAATGCTTATAATGAAGTTTCAAATAACAAAGCCAGAAAGAAAGCCACAATATTACTTAAACAGGAGAGAGTTATGAAAGAAATAGAAAAAACAGTATTAGATATTGCAAAAGAGCTTGGTATTGATCATAAGTATGTACTTGACAAGCTAAAAACACTTGCTGATTATAGTGAAGATGATAATATTGTGTTACAATCTACCAAGGAGCTTGGTAAAATAGTAGGAACGTCTGGTAATACAGTAAAACAGAGAGAGGTTGGTCTTCTTGGGATGTTTCAGGGTTTCTCACCAGAACAATTGGAGGGAGTTGAGAGGGATCAGAATCAAATAGAGAGTCCAACTGAAGAAGAGGAGAAATAATGGTTTGTCCACATTGTGATTCAACAAATACAAAGAAGAATGGTACAAGAGAATCTGGGTCTCAGAGGTATAAATGTAATAATTGCGAGAGGCATTGGAGTGATTCTTCAGATGTAATACCTGCTAATATATCAGGTTCCACATCGTCCTCATGGGAAGAAGGTAATTATAAATATATAGATTCGAATTTTGTACATAGAGATAAGCCGCCAAGTCTTGATGAGTTATTGGATAATTTTTCTATTGACAGGTCTGAATGGGAGATAACCAATTTTAAAGTTAATCAGTGGGATGTTTCGGCAAAGGAGGAAGTTGATGGTAAGGTAGTATGGAATACTCATACAAATTATCAGGCGAAGGCAACTCTTTTAAGAAAGAAACCTGTTAAATGCGACTTTCCTATAATACATGGAGCTGTTGTAAGGGATGTTAATTTTAATAAAGTTAAGTTTTTTGATAATGGTTTAAAGAAGTGTATAGTAGTTCCTGATATGCAGGTTGGGTTCAAAAGAAATATGCAGACTGGAGAGATGACTTCTTTGCATGATACAGAAGCAATTGAATTATTGGATAAAGTCATTGAAAGTATAAAGCCTGATAAGGTTGTATTACTTGGTGATATGCTTGATCTGCCTGATTGGAGTACTCATTATCTTGTGAAGCCTGAGTTTACATATACAACGCAAGCTTCCATTGATTGGTTATCCAGTTGGATTCATAATATAAGACCTTATTGTAAGGATATGATATACATTGAGGGTAATCATGAAAAAAGAATGATTGATAGTATCATTAAAAATACTATTCAAGCATATGGAATAAGACCTGCCAACGAACCTGAAGCTCCTCCTCTTGTATCAATACCATATTTACTTGGATTGCATAAGATGGGAGTTGAATATGTTGGTGAATATCCAAAGGGAGAATATTATATAAATAATAATCTTGTTTGTATTCATGGAAATAAAGTAGGTGCTAAAAGTGGTCAATCTGTTACTAAGTTACTTGAAAATGCAAGAATAAGTATTATTACAGGACATACTCACAGGTTAGAAATGGCTCATAAAACAATATGGACTCGTGGTGAACCAAGGTTTTATCAAGCTGCTACATTGGGAACTCTTTCAAGAATAGACGGAATAGTCCCATCAGGAGGTGCTCGTCATAATTGGCAGCAGGGCTTTGGAGTTGTAGAATATAATGATGAAATTTTTAATATTGAAACTGTCGGTATATATAGCGGCAAGTGTATTTACAGGGGCAAATTATATGAAGCCTAGTTGTGCAAAAGTCCCTAAAAAGATTGTTATGCCTCTTGATGAGTCTATTGTTAAATTAAAGGGGATAAAAAGGGAACTCCCTTCTAATCTTTATTTAATGACATCGAGACATGTTTATTTAATAGAAACAATATCTGCAATAATAGAAGGTATGGAAATACCAGAAAGAATTAAAGCATCAACATGAAATCAGACGACAAAGCTTTTAAAATGATGAAAGATGTTTATGATAATGATAATGTAAACATATCAAAGAGTTACTATCTTGGTGATTCTAATATACATGGGACTGGAGCGTTTGCTTCAAGAAATATAGAATCTAAAGAAAATATTGGGACTGCTTTAAAAACAAAAGGCAATGTTAGAGATTTAAGGGAAGGTGTTGATTATGTTAGAACAGAACTTGGAAAAAAAGTTAATCATCAGTTTGACAATAATTCATATTTAAAGAAGGAAGGACGTGATTATAACTTATATTCTGCGAAAAAGATTAACAAAGGTTCCGAAATAACAGCAAATTATAAAAATACTCCACGTTTTATAGATAGTAACACTAAGGGATATAAAGAATTATAGTGAATATAAATAGTCAGAATGTAAGTGAATCTGAGAATGCTTTAAAGGTGGCAAGTAAGGATTTAATTGCTTTTGGTAAGTTGTTTTTGCATGAGGACTTTATGCGTAGTGAGACTCCTTTCTTTCATTATGAAATGGCAGATGTGATTGATGATAGGTCAATAAAACAAGTTGCCATCATTATTCCTCGTGGTCACGGTAAGACTGTATTGACTAAGGCTTCGATATTAAAGGACTTTCTCTTTTGTGATACAAGTCAGGGTGATTTTTTATTCTATGCTTGGGTATCTGCAACTCAGAAATTGTCAGTGGGAAATATGGATTATATAAAACATCATTTGGATTATAATGATAGAATCAAATACTACTTTGGAAATATGAGAGGAAAGAAGTGGACTGAAGAGGATATTGAATTAACTAATGGTTGTAAACTAATATCCAAGAGTAATGTTGCTGGTATTCGTGGAGGTGCAAAACTTCATAAAAGATATGACTTAATCGTATTAGATGATTTTGAACATGAACAAAATACAATAACTAGAGAAGCGAGGGATAAAAATGCGAATCTTGTTACTGCCGTTGTATATCCTGCTTTGGAGCCTCATACTGGTCGTTTGCGTGTTAATGGTACTCCTGTGCACTATGACAGTTTTATTAACAACCTTCTTACAAGGCATGCTAAGTCTGTCAAGGAAAATGAAAAATTTGCATGGAATGTAATTACTTATAAAGCGATAACGGATAGCGGGTCTCCTTTATGGGAGTCTTTTTTTAATGATAAGAAATTAAAAGAAAAGAAAAAGTTTTATTCTGATTCAGGACAACCTCATAAGTTCTATCAGGAATATATGATGGAAGTAATGAGTGATGAGGATGCAGTTTGGACTCGAAGACATCTTATTTATTGGGATGGGTATTATCAACATGAAGATGGTGTGAATTATATTGTAAAAGACGGGGAACAAACCCCAGTTAATACGTTTATAGGATGTGACCCTGCCACAGATATAGATACCAAACATGCTGACTTTAGCGTTATTATGGTTATTGCCATTGACGCAAATAATGAATTATATGTTTTAGAGTATGAAAGACATAGAAGTATACCAACAATAGGGAGTAAAGCCCCAGACAATGGTGAGATTATTGGAAAGAAGGGTGTTGTTGATTATATTATGGAACTCCACGAAAAATATCATTGTATATCATCAACTGTTGAGGATGTTGCGATGAATAGAAGTATATTTCAAGCACTAAATGATGAAAGAAGGCGGTTAAATCGCTATGATATTGCAGTAATACCTGAGAAACCAGGCGGAACTAATAAAAGGAATCGCATTTATAGTGGTTTAAGTGGTAGATTTAGTACAGGAACGGTACGTTTAAGGAAAAATATGTTTGATTTGATCAACGAAATTGTTACTTTTGGGCCTAAAATGTCCCATGACGATACAATAGAGAGTCTTTATTATGCTCAAGTGCACGCGTTCCCTCCGAATATGAAGCGTGATAAAGATAAAAAACAATGGATAAAACCAAAGCGAAAGGCCAGG